CCTTAGTGTTATTATTTCTATAGACTTCAAACTGCATATTATATAAATGAGAAATCATTTAAATCTAACTTTCCTATACTTATTTAACTTCTTTACAATAGATTTAGGAAGATCGCCTTTAGTTACCTCTGCAATAGATGTATAACTATAATCTCCTATCTTCTCACTTGTTTTATTTTCCATGCCTCTTGATCTATATTTTAATAACACTAAATCCTCTACAACGCTGTTAAGCTCATCAGGAAAAACATCAATTTCATTACCATCATCATCTACCTCAATGAAATTATCATTACATTCAATATTTATGTCAGATTTAACTTTATCAATATATCTATTTAATAAAATATCTTCTGAGTCATCATCAATTCCTAACTCTAATTTTACAAATTCTAAAATGCCTGTTTTATCAAACATTTATTATCAGCTCCTTACCGGAGTTTACATTTTAATAATTCCTTCCATTACCTCTAAATACTTTGCAACTTCTGCATTATCTGTTTCATAAACCCCATGCTTATCTCCCTCTTTTGCAGGTCTAAACTGAATATTTAATCTTCCAACCCATTTATAAGGATTATTTAAACTCTTAAATTTAAAAACTTCTTTTTTAGTACTCTCTGTTTTTTTACTTTTAGCCATTATTCAATCTCCTCCAATTTAATTTTTATAAATTATCAACATCAGGATTTTCTACAATATTAACGCTATCAACTCCTGTATGCAGTGTGTCATTTGCTATATGTGCATTATAATCAGACTTTAATTCATTAACTAATACAATTAATTGATCCAACTTATCTCCTAAATCAGCTTTATCTAAAGCGGGACATGCATTATTTAAACCCTCTTTACTATTAAGCATTTCATTAACCTCCTCTAAATAAAATAAAATAAAAAGAGGAAGAGCTTTCACCCTTCCTCAACATTACAAGTGACTATTTCAACTTGTTATATATTACTCATTAATACCAATAATTTTTCCACCAGCATAACTATTAAGTAGCTTAATAGTATTTTCAACGACCACATGACCTTTACTGAAATCCCCAGTTTTTGCAAGGTCTTCATAGAATGGAGATCTTACTTCCGCAATTTCTACTAAATCAAGATCAGCAAATAGCATCTGACCAGAAGGCATGTGTCTATCCAATACAAAATTAATTGTACCGAAATCAGTGTCAACTCTTGCTACCTTGACGCCCATTACATTATCTCCAGCCTCAACAATCATTCTTGTGTTATTTCCATTCTTAAGAATGTCATTAACAATACGCTTTTCTCCAGCATTTAGGAAAGTAAAATATTCTCCCTGTGCACCTGCATCCCAAATAGACTGCATAACATCAAGCATATCATTTTCTTCTAATACTCCAACATTAGCAGTTTTACCACTAAGATCCTTAGAATTAGCCACAAGATTTAACAGACCATCCATCTGTCTCGGAGTAGATGTACCTGTATCTTCAAGAGTCTTAGTTCCATTGAGGAAATACCACTCAGCATCTCTCTTCATTTCAACCATTCTATCCTCAATTTCTTGCATAAACTCATCTCCGACACCTTGTGCCGCTAAAGCTCTTACTGTACCACTAACAGAAGTAACTTTTTCCATGATCTGAGCAATGTTAGACTTAGAAGTCCTTGTAGAATTAATAGGATCTCCTGCCTCTGCCCCTTCCATAATCAATGTACCTCTATCAGTATTAAGCTCTTTCTCTCTCCATGTTACTGTAATATCATTTGCAGGAGTAACCTGACCTCTACCTGCAACTAATGTATATAGAGGAGTATCAGTAGGACTTACTAATTTAATTTCCTCTGCTAAATCAATCAATTCACCTTCTAAAAATGTATTATCATAAGTTTTCGTAGCCATTTTTTATCTTCTCCTTTTTAATTTACCCGCCAAACTTCGCTTTAAGCATTCCTTTTACATCTCCAGCTTTTTTAGCATCTTCATATTCATTCGGCGGAGTATTATTTTCATGATTTAATTTTTCAGGGGTTTCTCCCTTTAAATACTCTTTCTTAAATTCTTCAATCTTCTTCTCAACAATATTATTAAACATTCCTTCTAACTTATCGACCTTCTCAACCATCTTTTCTTTACTATCCTCAGCCTCTACAAACTGACTAACATCTACAAACTCTTTAAAATCAATAGATAAATCCCTTTCAGCTAAAATATCTACTAAATCCAATTTAAGTTCCCTTTTAGCTAACTCTTTCTCTTTTCTCGCCTGCTCCTGAGCTCTTTTCTTAGCCTCTTCCTTTTTTCTCTCTTCTTCGGAGAGTTTTTCCAGCCTTCTCTGCTCTTCAAGCTCCTCTTTTACTCTCTCCTCAGTTTTCTTCACAGCCTCAGTAACTCTCTTATCAATCTGACTCTGCATCTGCTTTTCCAGCTCAGCCCTGATTTCTTCCTCTGTTTTTACTGGAGTATCCTCTTCTGTCTGAGTCTCCTCCTGATCAACTTCGGTCTCCTCAGTCTGAACTTCCTCATCCTTAACTTCTTCTGTATCTTTTCTTTCGTCACTCATTTAATTTCCTCCTTAGATTTTAGTTGCACTCACTATCCCTTACAAAATAAAAAAGAGCTGACATAAAGCCAGCTCATTTAATAAGTTATAGGTATTATGCCCCTTCACTTATATTGCCTATATTTTTCACTTTTTTAAGTAAAATAAACTAAAAAATGTAAATTATTTTTTCTTAGGTCTGCCTCCACTCATTCTTGCATCTAAATCTTTCTCAACTTCTTTCTTAAATTCACTATACTCAGCCTCTCTTGCTCTTTTAGCATAACGATCTAAATCACCTTCCTGTATTCTCTCAATAACAGGTAAATAAGTGCATCTACAATGAGGATGAATTGGTAGCATTCTTTCTTTTCCTACTTCATAAACTTTTTCATCCAACGCTTTACATGTCTTACAAGTTCTTCTATCCCAATATGCACTATGCTCTACCTTTTTAATAACGCTTTTATTACTTTCTAAGCTATCCATCTCAGCTACATATGAAACCCGTACTGTCTCCGTTCTTGCGACTCTCAAAGCATTTTTATAGCTATTCTCTATTCCTGCATTAATTCTTTTAGCTATTTTATCCATCCCTTCTCCATTGACAGCACTTTGTAAAATAGCCTCTCTTAAATTCTTGATTAATTTATTTTTATTATCCCATATACGATCACTAAACATTGCACCGCTCCATGGGTATGAGATAGCTTTTTCAACTGCTTTAGGATTTAACATTGATAAATTAGCTTTTACATTAATAGCTTTTCCTAATACATAGATATTTCTAATATATTGATCTTTATAAATACCTTTTAATGCATTTTCCACCGCATTCTTTTCATTTGTACCCATTAAATTAGCTTGATATTTAATTTTATCTAATAAATTAGTTAATCTATTATATTTATTGATCTCATCTACAGACCATTCATTTAATCTTTCATATAAAGCTAATATTTCATTCTTTATATTCTTACCAGCTTTTTTATAATAACTAACTAATTTCTTTTCTAATTCCTGAGCATCTTCAAATGCAATTAATCCATTATTTAATATCTCAGCCTGAATTCTATATATTACCTTTTCTCTTTCCGAACTCGATAAATGTCGATCTAAAGACTCATCTATCGCATCCTCATGAATAGGATTATCTCTTAATCTAATGTCCAATTAGATCACTCCTCTTCATCACCTATAAAATTACCTGTACTATCTAAATCGGATGCATAAACATCAGCCTCTTTTTTCAATCTGCTAATAACTTCTTTAGGATCATCTACAAATGGTAATATAGCAAGTAATGTCTCCTTATCTACTGTACCATTAAGATTTTTAACTACCTCAGATAACTCTTTTACATTATTAGGTAAATTCCTTGTGAAATTAATTTCAACATCATTAATATCAATTTTATTACCTGTCTTAACTTCAATAGGCTTTGAAATTAATTTTAATAATCTCTTAATAGCTTTTGTCATTTTTCTCTCTTTAGTAATACACTTATTCTCCAACCCGAATAATTTAAATTTAATGGCTACCCCTGATAAATTACTCGCAAAATTCTCATCCGATAAATTAGGTACTTGCGATAATTGGTGAATATTATCTTCTAATCTATTTAAATGATTTTCTAAGGCATCAGTCTGCATATCTTTAGTAACAAACTTAATATCTCCATCTTCTCCGACTTCAAATACTCCAGTCTGCTTTAATTTTGCAATATCTCCATCATCCATCATTAAATTCTTAAGCATTAAATAAGCATTTCTAAAAGCCTCATGCTCATTACTTGCATCACTAAACACCTTATCATAATCATTTACTAAACTGATTATCTTTTCAAAATCTCCCTGCTCCTCCTCATTATTAGGGAAAGGTACAATAGGAATTTCTTCAAAAATATGAGAGGCAGGATTAACTGATCTATTAACATCTAATCTAAAATCACCCTCATCATCTTCAATATAATAAGTAATCTGATCTCTATCATATACCTCAGCATATTTAATTTTATCTATATTTCCATCTGATCCTACTACATCTAACTCATAAACTCTTACAGCAAATATCATCTCATTAGTTTTACTACTATCATAAACAAAAATAACTTCCTCAGCAGGAAGTTTAGTTAATTTAGTCTCACTATATTCATTCTGATATACTAATATTGAAGATTTTCCTTTTATCGCTGACTCTTTACCTACTTCCATAAAAAGATCATCTTTATCATTCTCAGTAAAAATTTCATTTACTTCATCCTGAACTTCATCACCTGTACTAATAATAATCTCTTTACCCAAGAAATATCCTACAGCATCATCTACAATCTTACCAAAATAATTATTAACTAATCTATTATTGGGCTTATTTACATCTGATACTTTACGATCTAAAATATC